ATGTATAATAATGATAGTAATAATTGCAGGTATAAATGGGTGTTTGTACCTGCAAATATGCTTGAGAAAGCATCTGAATTGTTTAAAATAAAAGATATTAATAAAGATATAATACAAATCAATGATAAAGATTTTATTATGGCTTATGTAAAAATATAATAATATGGGAATGGATATATATGGTAAGGATCCAAAGATAGTTGGAGACGAACCAAAGTTTCCAGATAACTATAATGAGTTATCTGAAAAAGCACAAAGGTGCTATTGGGATTTAAAAGAAGAATTTGATCTAGCAAATCCAGGTAAATACTTTAGAGCAAACATATGGTCGTGGAGACCAATTCAATTAGCTTGTGTATATGTAAACGAAGAACTAAAAATGGGTATAAACATGGATAATTGGGGACACAATAGTGGTGATGGTTTAGATAATCAGCAAGATTGTAATACATTGGCACTTGGATTAGAAGATATGCTTGAAGGTATGAGAGATAAAGGTATTAAAAAGTTTGGATTTAATTTAGGATCATGGAATATTAAAGCACCAGATGGAAATGGGTATCAATATCGTGATCTAACAGATGATGAACAAGAATATTTAGAAAATATCTGTCCAAATGGTGGATTATGTAATCCTATACCAGTAGTTTATAATGACATTGAATTTTATCCAAGTCATGTAACAGAAGTAGATCATTTGGAAGAGTTTATAAAGTTTCTAAGACATTGTAACGGATTTGAAATATGGTAGAAATCGCAATCATAAGTTTCCTTGCAGGGCTAGCGGGAGGCTTTTATTTATGTATAATCGTTAATAATTGGATAAATGGAAATACAAAATAGAATAAAATGGTGGTTACTATTAAAAATAAGAGGTAGAAAAGCAGCTACCTCTTTTGCAATAGAAATGCAACTTGAATATCTTAAAAAATATGATCGCAAGAAAGAAAAGTCTTGGCAATATTGGAATGATAGATGCATGAAACCATGGTAAAATAAAATAATTAATTAAAAACCTTACAAAAATGTACAAAGTAATTTATGAATGTGATTTACTAGGAGATCACACAGCAGACATCCTAGATCTATGTGAAGTAGAAGAAGTAAAATTTAATAATGCATTTGATGCAATATTATTTATTGAGGACTGTACAAGTTCTTTAACCAAGGTCGAAGAAATCATACCTTGGATGGCTACAAATCAAGAATATTTTACAGAAATTAGGCATACAGCAAAGCCAATTAGTAAATGTAATGATGAAATAGCTAATATACATTTAGTAACAAACACAAATGATTTTAAAACATTAATTTAACAAGAAGAATATTATGAAAAATAATCTTAATAGTGGCACAATAGAGGCCCTAACACCAGGAAGCACACTGTTAATAAGTGCAAGACAAGTATCAGAAGGTGCTAAAGTTCAATTAGAATTTGCAGAAAAGATCAATGCAGGTCCAGATAAACCAGTTAGTGCATTAGCATTATTAAATGCTAGTGATGCTAGATTTAGCAGTGGTGCTAGAAGAGCATGGATGACTGTTGAACCATCTGATGCAGGTAAATGGTTAGGTATTGACTTTTCAGATGCAAATGAAAATTGGTACGAAACAGAGAAAGGTATGATGATGGATTTAAATATATTGAATCCAGGTGTAGATCTAAATGGAATAGAATATTTCTTTAAGATGTACATTATAGAATCAACTGAAGGTACTGAATGGGAAATGAATAATGTAGAAAAAGCTGCTAAAAGAGCAGGTAAAGATGGTGATTACATCACTCATGGAGGTGCATATATTTTCTCAAGAGGTAAAGTTGACTTGTTCAAAAGAGGACAAGCAGTACAGCACACTATGTTGGAAGCAGATACTGTAGCGACACAAGTTACTGCTAATCAAGGAGTTACAGCCGAAAAGGTTGATACACTTGATGATATAATTGGATAGTATAAATAATTTGTTTATAACACTTGTTTGTTATAATAAATTTGTTTATATTTGTACTGTATTACTGATTGGTAATACACCTACAATCTAATTATAAACCAATCAAATGTGTGTAAGTAGGGTGACATTTTAGGAATGAGTGTCACCCTATTATTTTTATAAATGTTTAAGCTTAATGTTATGGGACATATGAAAGAACTGTCTCAGATGGTCGAGGATGGATCATTTGAGCAAGAATTTATGCCTTTATATGAAAAAGCTATGGAAGAAGGATATTCTTTTATTACTTTTTATGGAAAGGCTTATCCAATTGACTATGCAGATGCTATGGTCAGCATATACAGAAAGACAAAAACACAAAAATAAAACATATGATCTATTATATTGGAAATAAAAGAGTCGTTGACGGCAAATGCTTTGAATACACAAACATGGAGTCAGCGGTTAAATACTTACAAGAACAGACAATCTTGGGTGTAGATACAGAAACAGAAGGTATGGACTTTACTTGTAAGAAAATGATAATGTTTCAAATTGGTGATGGGACAAATCAGTATGTAATTGATACAAGATCAGAATCAATTGAACCGTTACGAGATATATTAGAAAACAAAGACATCATAAAAATTTTACACAATGCTAAATTTGACTATAAATTCATCAAGAAATGGGCTAATATAGAGCTATCTGGAGTTTATGATACATTTTTAGTAGAAAAAATAATACATTGTGGTAAAAAAGGACATAAATATGGACTAAAAGACTTAGTTCTTAACTATTTAAAAGAAGAATTAGATAAAGAAGTAAGAAATAAGTTTATAAATCTACAAGGTAATCCATATACGGATACACAAATACAATATGGTGCTAAAGATGTAGAATATCTCATTAAATTGAGAGAGGTTCAGTTACCGCAAATAAAATCAAATAATTTAGAAGAGATTCAAATACTAGAAAATGAAGCTGTATTGGCATTTGCTGATATAGAATATAATGGACTAGATTTGGATCAAAATGCATGGTTAAAACTAGACAAAGTAAATGCAGATAAAGCAAAAGAATATTTTAACGATTTAGATAATGCAGTAATGCAAGATCCTAGACTTCAAACATTTGTACTTAAATATATACAAGGTAATTTGTTTGAAAGTCGAGATACTTTAAGAAAAGTTGGTGTGAATTGGGACTCACCTATACAAGTATTAAAAGTTTTTAAGAAACTGATACCAGATCTTGAAAATGTTAATGGTAAAGAATTATATAAGCATAGAAAATATGGCTTAGTTAGCAAATATATACGATACAAAGAATATATGAAACTTTGTACATCGTATGGTAAACCATTTTTTAAATACTTAAAAGGTGATGGCAAGATTCACACTAACTTTAATCAAATATTGGATACTGGTCGTGTTAGTTCTAGTTATCCTAATATGCAACAAATTCCTGCTGATAACAGCTTTAGAAATTGTTTCATAGCTCCTGAAGGCTGGTCTTTTGTAAGTTCAGATTACACAAGTCAAGAATTGAATGTTATAGCCTTTGGTTCTAAAGATCCTGTTTGGATACAAGCATTAGAAGATGGACAAGATCTTCACAGTGTTTGTGCTGAACTAGTTTATAAGCAGAAATGGAGTGAGGCTGCTGAAGATGATTGCGCTTACGTTCGGGGGAAAGTTAAGTGTGAGTGTCCTCAGCACCAAACTCTTAGAAACAATGTAAAAGCTATTAACTTTGGTTTGGCTTATGGTATGGGCCCACATAAACTAGCAGATACATTGCAAATAAGTAAAGATCAAGCTACAAAATTAATAGAAGAGTATTTTAAGGCTTTTCCTTCTATCAAAGGATTCTTAGAAAGACTAGGTAACTTTGGTAAACAATATGGGTATATAAAAACTTTTCCACCTTTTAATAGAAAGAGGTGGTTTAGTACATGGTATCCTAAAATTTGGAATAATAAGTCTTCTATGATGGAGATTGGTAGTATTGAGCGTGCTTCTAAAAACACACCAATACAAGGTGCAAGTGCAGACATGACTAAACTAGCATTAATATATATTCACGAATACATAAAAGAGAATAATATTCCTGTTAAGATGGTAATGACTGTGCATGATCAGATTGACACTATATGTAATAATAGTTATACAAAAACATGGAAAAAGAAAATGACTGAATTAATGGAAAAAGCTGCAAAAGTAGTAGTAACTAATGGCCTATTGAAAGCGGATACAAATATATCTAAAACATGGTCAAAATAATATAAATTATGAAATACGAAATAAATAAAGGACATCCAAGATACAAAGAAGCTATGCATATGATAGAAATTATGTGCAGAGCATTAGGAGTTAAAAAGGGTAATTTAATGGACTCAACTCGTACAAGACATTTAGTTGATTATAGACGTATTTGTTATGTATTGTTGATGCAAAAGTTACAACTGCCTTTGCTACATATAGCTGGATATTTTGATAAGGATCATGCTACTGTACGACATGGTATTATGCAGCATGAAGATTTTTATCAGTATGATAAAGACTATAGAGTACAGTTTGATTATGTTAAAACTATTGTAGATAAGAATGAGTATGTGGAAGAAGATGTTTATGATGTAATTAATAACTTATTATTAAGAGTAGAAATATTAGAAAGTAAATTAAAAAAAGTACAGCGTGGCCGTGCAATAGCATATGAAAAGGTAGCAGCTGGCGATTAAAAATTAAATTATGAAATCATTTTACACAAAAGAAATAAACGATTGGGTGCTAAATATAGCATATACATATGTACCAGCAATACCGTACTCTGATATAGGAAGTACTGTAGAGATAGAAACTGCGCACCTAGAAAATAAAGAAAGCAATAACACATTACAAGTATTTGAAATATCAGATTTTTTGTATGAGTTTTGTACCAATGAAATGTATGAATTAGAAAAAGAAATAACTGAATACCATGAAGATAATTAAAACAATGAGTAACTGTATAGAAATAAAAGATAAAGAACAGAAAAAAGCACTAAATGCGTGGGCTAAAGCTGGGTTTAAAGGGTCTGTAATTGCAGGTACTGGTTTTGGTAAGTCTCGTGTTGGTGTACTAGCCGTGGGTGAAACCTTAAGGAGAAACGAAGCGGCTAGAGGTATAGTTTTGGTACCTACAATACAATTGCAAGAACAGTTTGAAGAAGAGTTTCACAAATGGAAGTATAATGATGTTCTAGATCGCGTTGATATTGTTTGTTATCAGTCTGCTTATAAACTACAAGAACAGTTTTATAATATTGTAGTAGCAGATGAGATACATCTAGGCTTAAGTACAGAGCACTACAAATTCTTTGAGAATAACACATACGACAGGTTACTGTGTATGACAGCAACTCAACCAGAAGAATTAGAATACAAAGCAAAGTTAATAACTCTTGCGCCTGTAGTTTATGAATTAAGTCTAGATGAATGTGTAGGACTAGGACTAGTGTCTCCTTATGAGATCTACTGTGTGCCCGTAGAGCTAACAGCTGAGGAAGCTGCAGACTACAAAAAAGCAAATAACATGTTTGTTCACTATAAATATAAGTTAGGACAATTTGATGCTTTTAATGAGGCCAAAAGAATTATAGCTAGTAGTAGCGCACCTGGACATGAGAAACAATGGGCTGTGCTATTTTACAGAGCTATAAGACAGCGTAAAGCTATAGTAGATTTTGCAATTAATAAAATTACTGCTATACAAAAGATAGTTCTTACTAATGTAAACAAAAGAATACTAACATTTTCTGGTGCTAATGATTTTACAGATCAAATCTGTGAGGCATTGTCACCTCTTGCATTATCTTATCATTCTAAGAAAACTAAAAAGCAAAAAGAAGAAGCTTTGAGTTCATTTAGAAGTAAAAAAGTTAATGTTTTGTGCTCTACAAAAGCATTAAACCAAGGCTTTGATGTACCTGATGCAGATTATGGTATTATATCTGGTTTGACTAGTAAGTCTTTGACTATGATCCAGCGTGTAGGACGTTTACTACGTTTTCAAGAAGAAAAAGTGGGTAAAATTGTTGTATTATATATAAAAGATACACAAGAAGAAAAGTGGTTAAAGTCTGCAGTAAAAGGTTTAACTAATGTCAAGTGGATTGACAAAATAAATGAAATAAATTAGGATGAAATTAGAAATTGATTTATCTTTACTAAAGGATATAGGCTTAAGTCCAAACGAATATATATTTCTCTATTGTGTGCATAGAAAAGCATACAATTATTTTAATAGCGAGTACCATCCAGTACAATTACAAGATAACGGATGGATTGTTTACGGTGAAGACGTTACTAAACACGTTATACAACAAAAATTTAGAGATCTATTCGTTAGTGACACAGATGCTATGTTTGCAGAACTGTGTGCTGCATACCCTTTCAAAGTAGAATCCCCCACTCGTGGTGCACGGGTTCTACATGCAAAGGATCCAAAAGCAGCTAGCAACAAAAAAGCTAGAAATAAGTATAAAAAGATTGTAGGTAATAAACCACATTTGCATAGACATATTATGCAATGTTTACAGTTACAACTTTCGCATGAGAAAGATAACCTGGGTTACCTACAAAACTTTGAAACTTGGATTAATAATCATACTTGGGAAAAGTATGAAGGTATGAACATAAAAGACATTAACGATGACAGAAGAATCACAAGACAGCTCTAGCTTATTTCAAGAGAGAGGTTTTCAAAGAATAGATAAGGCAGTTAATCAGTCGCTTAGTATTGTAAGAAATGCTATGCATGGTAAACGAAGTGTCTATCCTACTAAATGGCCACGGTTAAATAAGAATTTACTCGGTGGTCTACAAGGTGGCAAGATGTATGTCATTGCTGGCCGTCCTGGTGTAGGTAAGTCTGCATTTAGCAATCAACTGGTGTTTGATTTGCTAGATGTAAACGCAAACAAAGATATGATTATATTATATTGGAGTTTCGAGATGCCAGGTTATCAACAAGTTATGCGTAGTGCGTCTAAGAGTGTGAATAAGCAATTAGGCGATCTCTTATCTGTGGAGGCAAGACTAAAAGATGAAGAGTTCAAAGACTATGCCAACTCTGTGCAAAAGTTTAATAAATATCCTGTTTTCTTTAATAATATTCCACGTACTATGGAGTATATTAAACAAACTAACGAACAAGTGTTTATGAAATCTCCTAATGCACGAGTAGTCAATGTGTTTGACCACTCTAGGTTGATAAAAGGCCAGAATGAACATACAGAGCTACAGAAACTAAATGAGATATCAAAAGGTTGCATGTGGATGCAGGCTAAAATGGATGTTATTAATATATTATTATCACAACTAAACAGAAACATAGAACAAGAGCATCGTGCTAAAAATCAATACCAGCCACTCTTGACAGATCTATTTGGTGGTGACAGCATTGGTCAAGATGCCCATGTTGTAATGATATTAAACAGGCCATATGATATTTATGGTATAACAAAAACATATTGTAATGAAGATCCTGTTGGATTACTTGCATGTCATATAGAAAAGAACCGTGATGGTTTACTAGGTATGATACCGTATGAAGCAGATATGTCTACATTTACAATACAAGAACGTACAAAAAAATGATACAAAAAGTTAGAAGAAAATCCTTTAAGATTAGACCATCAGGTAGATCTACTGACTTTATATCTCCTAGCTTTGGCCATGGGTGTCTGTACAATTGTTCTTACTGCTACATGAAGCGTACAAAACCTACAGGGTTAAGTATTGCTACAAACACAGAAGATATATTGACAGAAATCAATAGCCATGCATGGTTTGCACAAATGGATACAAGCAAACCAAATCAAACACACAAAACTTATGTTACTTATGATATTAGCTGCAACGAAGATTTTGCACTGCATGCTAAACATCACGAGTGGCGTAAAATATTTGCATTCTTTAGAGATCACGATACAGCTATGGGTAGTTTTGCAACTAAATATGTAAACCCAGATTTGACGTTGTTTGATCCTAAAGGTAAGGTTAGAATTAGATTTAGTCTCATGCCACAGCATAAAGCTGATATACATGAGCCTAATACATCTAAGATCATAGATCGTATAAAAGCTATTGATGCTTTTATTGATGCTGGTTATGATGTACATGTTAACTACAGTCCTATTATAGTATATGATGGGTGGTTAGATGACTATAAAGATTTGTTTAATATGCTAAATGACTATGTTGATTACAAAGACGAAGTATTAGCAGAATGTATATTCTTAACACATAATAAGAATAGACACGAACATAATCTTGTACAAAATCCCAAAGCAGAAGATGATTTATGGAAATCTTCATGGCAAGAACCTAAGCAATCACAGTATGGTGGTATGAATCTTAGATATAGGTCAGGTCTTAAAAAACAATTTATTAATCAGTTCCTTGAAATGCACAATAAAGTGGTACCTTGGAACACAATTCGTTACATATTTTAACATGGAATTACCAAAAACAAAAATTGGAGCTTTACGTAAGTCTCCTAAGAACATGGTCATTTATGGCCCGCCTAAAATAGGCAAAACAACTGCATTAAGTCAATTAGATGATTGTCTAATTATTGACTTAGAAGAAGGTTCAGATATGATAGAAGCTTTAAAAGTAAAAGTTTCTAATCTAACTGAACTAGCTGAAGTTGGTAAAAAGATAATGCAGAGTAAAAAACCATACAAGTATGTAGCTATAGATACAGTTACAAAGCTTGAGGAATGGTGTGAGATAGAAGGCAAGAAGATTTATCAAAATACTCCTATGGGTAAAAACTTTGATAAGGATCAAAAAGGCGTTTCTGTCTTATCTCTTCCTAACGGTGCAGGTTATCTATATCTTAGAATTGCATTCAAAAGATGGGTAGATAGGCTGAACAAACTAGCAGATCACGTGATATTAGTTGGTCATCTCAAAGACAAGATGCTTGATAAGAAAGGGAAAGAAGTCTCTTCTAAAGATCTTGACTTAACGGGTAAGATCAAACAGATAACATGCGCAAACGCAGATGCTATTGGTTATATATACAGAGATAGTGAAAACACTATGATTTCATTTAACTCACAAAATGATATAACTGCAGGATCTCGTTGTGATCACTTAAAAGGTCAAGACATGATGCTTGACTGGAAACAAATATTTATTGATTAATTTTTAAAACACATTTAAAATGGTAGAAACTAGAATTAACCCTGATACAGGGAACACGGACTCAGCTACGCCTGAAACTATAACAACTTCAATGATCTTGGACGATCTAGAAAATGGTATAGATCGTGCAGGAATCAAAACTAAGTACAACTTAGAAGCTTGGGAAGTCAAGCAAATGTTTGATCATCCTGTACTAAAAGGCAAAAAAGCTAAAAGAGTAAAAAAGTTATCTTTCAATTTTGTTGATGACACTGTTCATACTGACCCAGACATATTGCCTGGTCAAACTAACTTAGAAGATCAAATACAGATAGAACAAGCAGAGCGCTTAGAACCTATCAATGACGCTAAGACAGAAGAAGAGGTGTTTTATACAGAAGAAGATAAATATAATGAATCTTTAGAAGCTCGTGCTGATGACTGGGCTAATGAACACAGAATATAATAATAATAACTAAAAAATTTTATAAAATGGCTATAACAAGCAACAATTCAGATCAAGAAGTTATGGGTGGTATTAAAAGCTACTCAGGATTATCAAACTTCAATGTCATAGCAGTAAATCCTACAATGCAGGAGCTACATGCTATGGATATCAAGGTAAGACAAGAACCTAATTATTTCTTAGAACTAAATGGTGAGGATTACTTTAAGTTAACGTTTTGGGTTAAGAATGAAGATCTAACAACTAGAATGGAAATCTTAATGCAAAACAAAGCTAGAACTAGTAAAACTGGTAAGTTTCAATGGTTAAATGCAGTAGGTCAGTCTACATGGGCAGAAGACAAGCCTGATTACGACTGGTGGCAAAAACCAGAAACATCAAGAAAAGCTTTTGGTGGTGAAGAAACTTTAATTAACTTTGTTAAAGCATGGGCTAACGTAGCACCAGGTGGTGATGTATACTTTGAGACTATTGACAAGATAGTACAAGGTGACATTTCAGAGCTTAAACAGTTGATTACAGTTCTAAAAAACAATCAAGTTCGTTTACTAGTGGGTGTTAAAGATGGCAAATATCAACAAGTGTATACTAAGGTATTTGGTAGAATTAAACCACAAAGAGACGATTTATTTGTTAAGTCACTAAATGATGAGTATGGATCATTTAACGCAGAGTTTGCTACTGACCTTAAATGGGGTGAGTTTAAACCTGAGTTAGCTGTTGTATCTCCTGACCCTAGTGGTGTAGAAGATCTTCCATTCTCTTCTGGTGATGAAGACAAAGATTGGGTATAAATAATTAAGAAAGTGTATAATTATTTTGGTGCTAAGGATTGAATCAGAATAGCCCGCGGGCAGTTATACACTTTCTTTTCAATGACTATACAGGTGAGGTTGTAATATTATATTAACATCCTGTTATACTTTGTGAAACTTGTTACGTTCCTCACTTGTATAGTTTTATTTAACACACATTGATATGATAACATCGAGACCAAGTAATGATATATTACACACAGAAACAATACTGGAAAAAATAACAGAGTTTGATATATTTAAATATTATTGTCCTGTATTTACAAAGCTTAGTAAAAAGTTTTGTAGTGAACTTAGACAAGACAAACGTCCTTCAGCATCTATAGTTGCGTATAACGGTAACTTGTTATATAAAGACTTTGGGTACCCTGATCATACGTTTAATTGTTTTGGATATGTTCAATATAAATACGGACTTACATTTACTGATGCGTTAATTCAGATTAGCAATGACTTTAGTTTAAACTTAGCTACTACTAATGGAATAGTAAAATCTAAGCCTCCTAAACTGTACGGAAACCAAATAATAGATCAAAAAGTTACTATTATTAAGATAAAAAGTAGAGATTGGGACATAAATGATGCTAATTTCTGGAAACCCTTTCATATAAGTAAAAAAATTTTGCGTAACTTTGCAGTTAAGCCTATCTCATATTATTGGATAAATGAAAATAGATTCAAAGCTAAAACTCCTACTTATGCTTTTAGGTTTAACACTAAAATTAAAATTTACGCTCCTTATGAAACAGAAAACAAATGGTTTAGTAACACTAATAAAGAAATCGTTCAAGGCTATGATCAACTTCCTAGTGAAGGTAATGTGCTATGTATTACATCTTCCCTTAAAGATGTTATGTGTCTTTTCGCTATGCGCGTGCACTCCATCGCAATGCAGAGTGAGATGCAGTTGCCAAATGGGATGTTCATGCAAGTACTTAGACAACGATTCAAAAGAATAGTGATACTATACGATAACGACAAACCTGGACAAACAATGGCTGATAAAATATGTAAAGAATATCAACTAGATAATCTATGTATTCCAAGAGATTGGGGTGCAAAAGACATATCTGATGCCGTTGTTGTTCATGGTTTTAGTAAGGTGAAACAATTTATATATGAGAAGATACAAACGCAAAAAGGGAAAAATCCAGAGTAAAAAAACCACAGTAGACGGAATAAAATTTAGATCAAAATTAGAAGCATTTACTTATAGAAAACTAAAAGAAGCTGGTATTAAACAAGAATACGAAAGTGAAAGATACACACTTCTTGAGGGTTTTTATTACACATCAGATGCTTACGAACAATCAACAACAGGTTATAAAAATAGAGGAAAAGAAAAGGTTAGAGCAATAACATATACGCCTGACTTTCTTTGTCCCAATCGTGCATGGATTATAGAATGCAAAGGTTATGCTAATGATAGATTCCCATTAAAGTGGAAAATGTTTAAAAAACTTTTGAAAGAAACTAATCCTAATTGTAAACTGTTTGTACCTAAAAATCAAAAACAGGTACTCGAAACTATAGAAATAATTAAAAATTTATGACATGAATCAAATGGAGAATGTAACTCCAATCCATGAATGGGTTGATGAGTTACAGCCAGGCGATTTAATTAGAGTTTCTTACGGATCAGGCAGTCATTATACAGGACTGTTTAAAGCTCGTAGGTTAAAAACTAATGGAGCTATATTATATTATTATGATATGCCTGGCCCTATGGTTACAAACTCTGGTAAAGATTGCTGGTATCAAAAAAGGCTAGAGGAAAAACTTCCTGCAGTCTCGTACATTTATGGATATCTGTACAAAAATAGGATACATCCTGCACAAGAATGGATGTTAACTAAAGTTCAAAAAGAATATTACAACAAATTAAAAGAATTTATAAAATGAGTATTAAAACTATTGATCGTGACATCCAAAGTGGACAAGAGGGTGTCAAGAAGAAAATCAACAAAGGTGCTGAAAAGCTAGTCTTTGACATTCTTCAAGCGTCTCAGTACTCCCAGCCAATTCCATCAACAGTTAGAGAGTTAACTACAAATGCATGTGACTCTCAACGTGAGAAGGAAATGGCCTTAGAGATACTAAGAGGTACAAAGAAAGCAGAAGACTATTATATTCAGCGAGAAGGAGAAGCTTACATAGACAGTAACTTTGATCCTTCATATTATAGTTTGTCACATTTAAACACAGAATCAAAAACAGTTCACCTTAAATACAAAGAAAATGAAGGTACAGGTTTTTGTGATAAGTTTAGTGTTACAGATTTTGGTGTGGGTATAGGTGATAGAAGATTAGAAGGAGTTCTAGAGCTAGGTTATTCTACGAAAAGAAATACCAGTGAGAACTTTGGCGCATTTGGTTTAGGTGCAAAAGTCGCACTCTCAACAGGCGTTGATTTCTATACTATAGAAACTGTACATAATGGTAAAAGGTTTAAATGTAACTGCTATAACTACAAAACAGATTTTATTATACCTAAGTTTAATTTAACAACTGGTAAAGAGAATCCGTTTGTAACATTTTCAGATGGAACTAAAGTTTATTATGAACCAACAGATTTAGCAAATTTTACTACAGTAAGTTTTGGTGTAAAAAGACATAATAGATCTAGATTTAGAGATGCTGTAGAAGAGCAGTTACTTTATATAGATAATGTTGTGTTTGAAATAGAAGACGAAGCAGGTGATATAGAAAATGTAGATTTTCACGCTGATGTATTACACAACTCTAAGAATCTTATTATTTCTAATAGTTATGTATTTAGTAGACCACACATTATGATTGTAAAAGATCAAAATGCTACTACAGGTATTAACTATGGTCATATTAACTTTAGAGAACTAGAGATGGAAGGTCTTTATGGTGCTGTTGCATTTAAATGTCCTATGAGACAGGTAATGAGAGACCCAGACACTGGTGAAGAGATTGTTCTTCAAGAGGGTGTGGATGTTACTCCGTCTCGTGAGAAAGTTATATGGAATGAGGCTACTAAAGACTATGTGCAGCAACTTATTAAAGAAGCAGCACTAGAGGCTACAGAATTAGTTCAAAGCAAATTAGATGAAGAAGATTTTGTTAAGTGGATTTACAAATGTAAAAATGTAATGCACTATAGCAGTCTTGACGATGACAATAATAGTGATTTGGTTCTTAAAAAGCTGTCTAATATTATTGACAAAGATATGTTGTCTCCTTTCTTTCCTGGTAACAAATCTATAAAGTTTGGTACTCTTCAAAAAGTGTTTGGTAAAAAGACAGACATTAAGAAGATTACTATAGAACGAGATTGGAATACTAAGAAAGAAACTGTTAAGCGACAAGATCTTGAGTCTTGGGAACAGTTTGGTTATCACAATAACAAAATTTATATCAAAGGGATAGATACACAATTTGATTGGCGTAAAGATTCTTATGTTATAAAACAATTAGCAGTTGGTGATACTTTGTATGTTGTTACAGAAACTGATGGCACAGATGTTGAGCGTGTTGCTGCTATTGGTAATATTTCTGATGACAAAGAACGTGATAGACAAATGAAATTTTATCAAAAAGATAAAAAACGTGTTCAAGATGCTATGACTGCGCTTAGAACTTCAGAAGGTATGTCGTACTATGAAGATATTGAGGTAGACGAAGAATGGTTAGCTGAATATAAGAAAGAAGCTAAACAAAGAGAAGAGGTTGCAGCAATGTCACATTTATCTCCAGAAGAAAGACGTAAAATACAAGAACGTATGGTAGCATATACTTTACGTGAGTGTACTAAATATCGTGGGTCTTCTACTGCTAGCCCGACAGGCTACATATGGGATAAGGTAGAGCCTAGAACTTCTGATCTTATGAATACAGAAACTAGAACATATTATGGTACTAAAGAAGATGAAGAATCATTAATACTAGCAGCTGATATTCTTAGTCGTCAAAATCCTACGCATAAAGATGTGTGGCCTAATAGAGGTAATAACTATGATGATCAAGATAGTAATCCCGTATATTTTTGGGAATATCCTCCTACTAGATCTTACTATGGTGATGAGCCTTCAGAAGGGTATTTTGATAAACCAAACTTAGAATGGGATAGACCACAGCTTATTAGAGTTAACTCTAAAGTAGCTAAACACATGGCAACTAATCCTAATTGTAAGCATATTGATGAATTCTTTTACACTGCTACGGATACTAATCACTTTAGTGTAGATTTTGCTATTGTTAGATGGTATACAGGTTATTGCATGAGACTTGAAAATGACAAGTTTATGGGTAACATGGAAGCTATTAACAAAGAGATGTATGAAAACTATGAAGAAATTCAAGAATACATTGCATCTACAACAGGATTTTCTACTAGAGAAAACTATCTAAAGAAACCTCAGATGAAGATGTTTAAGAAAATGATAGAATTTAACGCATTTCTTGACTCTTTAAACCAGGATGATCCAAATGCTGTTAAAAATAAGGCTAGAGAACTTTTTGTATTTACAGACGTAACATGTAATAATGTTGTAGACAAAGATATGATTATAGCTTTTGAGGATTTATTATTGTATTTAGAGCCTATTGCTTTGTTCTTGAATTCTATTGATGGTATACATCATAAAATAGCAGACAATGCTACAGGCGATGAGTATTCTAAACAACTTAATGAATACCTTAGATTTAAACAACGATTAGGTTGGAAACCACCTATCAATTTATTAACTTTAAACAAAAATAATTAATTATGATTTCAATAAATGTTATCGATGACAAGATCTCAGGATCTTATGGTGACAAGACATTTTGTATAGACTTTAATAAAGAAGTCTATACAAAAATGTTAGAATTAGCAGAAAAAGCTAATACTGCAGTCACAATGGAGGATTACAAAGCTGTTATAGAGCAGTTTGAACCTCTTACAGTTCAAGATTATACTAAAACTGTTCAAGATAAGTGTGAATTTATCCATGTAAACAAAAGTACAGGTGAATTCTTCTTACAACATAACGGTGTAGTATCATCTATACCTATGCCTGAAGCATTGGTAGAAAGAATCTATGAGTCTATGGACAAAGGATTAGATTTTATGCCACTAGTTAAAATGTGGACTAGATGGTTAAGAAACCCTGTTCTTCGTACTAAAATGAAGAAAGGATGGGGTAAAGAGTTTTGTGAAAGATTCTTTAACTACATTAATCTTAGATATGTTCATCCACAGCTAAAGAAAGAGCTAATGGAAGAGCATGGTTTAAGTGAAGAAGTTGCAGAAAGAAGAGCTACTATGTATCAAATGAAAATAACCAAAGAAGGTTTACTAAATGGTTACAAAGTATCTCACGAGATTCTAACTAAATTTAAAGAAGGTGAGGACGGTGAAGTTCAAGAAGTACCAAGGTACAAAAGAACATTTAACGTTGACACTGGTGAGATAGAATCAGAAGGACTGCCAGAATATGTAGAAGACAGATTGTTTCAGCCTGCTGTTATGGGCTCAAGCGGTGATGCTTTTTACTGCGAAGGTAGTAATGGTTATGCTAACCCACAACACTTTATAAAAGTTGGTTGTACTCATAGATTACCTGATTGGAGCTATGTTAACACTAATGATCGTGCATCATGTGTTAAAGGTCTTCATTTTGGTGGTCTAGAATACATTAATTGTATAAGTGGTGAGATACATAACATTTTTGTAGACCCAATGCATATTGGTGCAGTGCCTGATGATGAAACAGGTGCAGCTAGATGTCTTCAATATTTTGTACACTCTTCGCTAGCAGGTGTAAATGGTTCTATATATCATAGTTCTACTTATGCAGCTAAGACTGATGAGCAGTGGGCTGAAATGCGCGCTAAGATTGTAGAAGAGTATGACGCTTCTACTGCAGAGCGAGGTAAAGAGGTTGGTGAGTTAACTAATCTTTAATTATTAATAAGAATAGGAGAGGTTAAAAGCAGTAATCTGCGCGCGCACCCTCTCCTTATTCTTTAAATTTATAAATATGGAAGAACTAGATATACTGCAGCTACCAGATAATGGACCAGTTGCACTAATAGATGCAGACAGTTTATTATACTACGAAATGGGTAAGCCAACATTAGAAGAGGCTATCGAGGGTATAAATAATAGATTGTTTCATATGCTAGCAATGTGCGGTACAAGCAGATTTGCAGGTTTTCTAACTCTATCTAGATGTTTTAGGTATAAGGTTGCAGAAACTAAATCCTATAAACATAATAGAAAAGGCGGGTCTAAACCTCCTATATTCTATGCACTACGTGAGTATGTGCAACAAGAATGGGGTTTTACTCATGTGCCTGGGTTAGAAGCAGACGATCTTGTAGCCGTGTATGCAAAGCCTAGTGGTACAGTCATATGCAGCCCTGATAAAGATGTGTTATATCAAGTCGCAGGTAAACATTTTAATTTTAGAACATCAGAATTTGTTAAAACATCTAAACTAGATGCTAATAGGTTTTTATGGAAGCAGACCTTAATGGGTGATCCTACAGATGGAATAGGCGGGATACCAAAGGTTGGTCCTAAGACTGCAGACAAATTATTAAACAAAATTAAAGTTGGATTTGAGAAAGTTGTTCTAGAAAAATATGTAGAAAAGTTTGGATATTACGAAGGAGTTTGTAAATTTACAGAAACATTCAAACTTGTACATATTCTGAAAACAACTGACCAGGTCAAGGATGCAACAGGCATTGATTTGGAACCACTGGCTATAACGGATGTTAAACACTTAAATATTACTTATGCCAGTTAAATGTAAGACAGTCTTATTTAATATCTTGAATGCAAGAACAGTAAGACTAACAGGTGGTACGAAAGCTATAAATCCCCACTCTTTTGATGATGAGATAGTTTCTCTTGAAATGCCTAAAGGTAAAATTATTTCTTTAGGAGAAACTGTCTCTGTCAAAAGTAAAAAGTATAAGGTTAATTATATTGATAAATCTTATAAAGGGAACGTTTTAGTGTACGATTTACACATAGCTAAACCCAACAAATCAAACATATTTATATTACCAATGTTAAGTGGAGAAAGGAACCTGTATTTTTATAATACACACCTTGTTAATGTCTTTGTAGGGACAATAGAAAATGAAGGCTGTATTGCTTTACTATATAGATGGAGTAAAGATCCCTTATTTCTAAAATTCGAGGCTGCTATAAAACAGTTTAGAAGCTACATAGACATGGAAGACCACGATCAATTTGTATTATATTTGTTTGACGTACCTATGGGACAAACACAGAACTATAAAAGATTTTTAAACGGAAAATACTCAGAGTTAAGCACAAAATATAAGACACAATTACTTAAATTTCACGGAATGGATATAGATAGTCAAATAGGACAAATATTATTTAAAAGTGAAAAACGAAAACACAGACTAGAAACTATGTTAGGATGTATGCTAGATGACGATGCAGAGTTGTATAGCATTATAGATCCAAAAACAGAATTGTTTAATCCTAAAATTTATATATAATGAACTTCGATGATAACTTAGATAAACATGTAAAAAAAATTACTGATTTATTAAAATTTAAAAACCAGTCATATGGTAACAGCGCATTAGAACCTGCTAATATCTTTAGCCAAGCTAATGCCATTGACTCGTTGTCTGCTAGAATAGATGACAAGTTAATGCGTATTAAAAACAAAGGAATTTACGATGCAACTGAAGATACTCTTAAGGACCTAGTAGGTTATTTGCTGCTGTTACTTATGGCTATTGAAGATAGAGACAAACAAGAAAAGGTAGAATCTAAAACTTCGTTTTCTAACTCTACCCTTCAAATTTAATATAGGAGGGCCTTTCAATTTTATGGGAGGCCCTTTTATTGCCTTGTTTCGTATGGATTTCTTTTATCTTGCTCGTAAGGCTCAATTATTCTTCTTAACTGTGACCATCCTGGTACAAATTTAAGTGTATGATAAAACAAAGGAGTTTTATCTCTTTTGTTTTCTGCTATTACACCTAACATTTCTAACGACTCTTGCCAACCATTTTCTACAACTTTATATGAATCTGTTAATAATCCTGTTAACGGTACAAGTCCTCTTGTAAACGCTACAAATTCCATAGGATTTACTAAAAATCCTAATTCCATTCTTGTTCTTGCTAATAGCATGTATATTTTTCTATTTAACCAAGTTTTATTTTTCCATTTTTCATCATCTGGACCAATTCCCGCTCCCATAGCCATTGCTGCTAAATACATTCCAATTAATGCTCTAACTTCTGCTAGTGTTCTAGTAACAGATCTTTCTCTCATTCTTAAGAATTCTTTTAAAGAAATGTTTTTTATTCTTGGATCTGTACTGTTTCTTTTAAATCTTTCAAATTCACCTTCCAATCTTTTTACTCTACTTTTATATCTTTTATCCATAGCATCTGTCCACTTTCCTTCTTTTTCTAACTTTGCTTTTTTTGCAGGATCTGCAATATATTTCTTTAAGAATGTAAGATATGTTACACTATCAAGGCCTCTTTTTAATGTGTTTTGTAACATTATTTTAAGACCTAATTCTTCTTTTAATAATTTTTTTCCATGCGGAATAGAATCTATACCAAGTGCAGATTTAACAAATCCTCTATATCTACCTTCTTCTAATACCTTTAATACATCATTATACCTTGTTCCTCCCGTTCTAGATGTCACTAATCCAGGCATCCAACTTTTAAATTGCAGCATTACTTGTCCTGTTAAAGACGTACTAAAAGTATAAATATTTTCATCACTCATTTCCCCTTTTATTTTTCTAGCTACTGCTTTTACTCTTAGCCTAAAATCATTATAAGATTGTTGAGTCATACCATTAATTAATAACGAGCCTTCTTTATGGTTTTTTGTAAAACTGTCCCATAAAGATGGTGTTCCTTCTGGTAGATCTACAAGTCTTTGTAATACCCCTTCTTTATCAATACCATGGTTTTGTGCCATAGCTACTGTTATCATACCATCTATATTTTCATCTGGATTTCTTAAAGGTGCATACCAATTATCAAGATCTAAAACTTTATTAGCAGCTTTCATAGATAAATCTTTAGCTTTTCTCCAAGTTAATCCTGCTTGAAATGGATCTACATAATTTACAAATGCATGCCATTGTTTATTATTCATTGCAAAGTTTTTTCTAGCCACATTTAAATGTTTATTAGTATAATGCACTCCATCTATACCGTTTAAAAACATATTTATACCTCCTGTTATTCTTGCTGCTATACCAGGTACAAATGCTAATCCTAATACTTTCATTGAGTATAAAGATTGTAATGATTTTACAGTTTTAATTGCACTTACTCCACCTATAATAATATCATCATTTTGTATTCTTTGACCGTATAAATAAAAATTTATAAATTTATCATAATTAGCAAGTGTTGCTGGAGACGCATCTTGTCTTCTAATTTCAGATCCTTGGTACTGTAATACACCATTTTTAGTTACAGCTTCTCCTTTTTCAATAATCATTTCTTTTAGCCCCATTACATAAGATTCTATTTCTCCCATGTGTTTATGGTTATATACACTAGTAGCTAATAAATACAAGGATTTAGATAAATCTATTGATTTTAATCCTGCATCTATTTCTCCTTTTTTATTTGTAAGTTCATTTACATAAGGCAAAGGTATTTGATTTACAAAAGACCCATCATTACTAAATACACCCATAGTTTCTTGCTCTGCTTTTACCATAAAAGATCTAGATATAGCATCTACCATTTCATTCATACCTTTTAATCCTATTCCATTATTTAATAAAGATTCGACCATGTCATCTTTTACATGTGCTATAAAATTAGGAGACATTTTAATATTAGCTGTATCACCCATTTCTGATGTAATTCTTCTGTAAGTATTGTAGTAATCTAATACAGGTTTATTTTTTGCTATAATTTTATATTTTTCAGAATAATGTTCTGCAGGATTTTTAGGTTCTAGAAACATACTCCAGTATGGATTTAACCATGCTTTGTCGTATAAAGGGTCAAATACATTAAATTTTTGATCCCAAGCTTTCATGTTTGCTTTTCTAATACCAATTTGATTATCTTCAGGAAATAGATAACTTTCTCTTTCTACTGCATTTTTTCTCATTAGATTAAACTTTTCCCTAGCACCTTCTTTTATTTTAAAGTTTTGTTTCATCCATACAATATCATTCTTTTCTTGTTTAGATTTAATTGTGTCTCTAAACTCTTTAGAAAACATTGGTACAAGATTTCTATAAATAACTTTACCTTTTTCATCTTTAGTATCTTGTATAAGTACATCTTTAAATGCTTGTTTTAAAGTCATACCATTATCTTTTGCCCACTTGTTTAAACCTCCATCTCTTTTACCATTAATTTCCTTACCAAATGTAATATCTTGGATTTCATCGTTAAGAGCATCTGTAATAACTTTTGTTTTATTAAAAGATTCATATATTTTTTTATATGCTGCTCTAAATGCTGGATGCGGGTATACATCCATAGAAGTAAAATTCCTAGTTAACATACCAAAAACTCCTGATTGTGATTTAGGAGTCTCAGATAAATCTTGTCCGTCTTGTCTAGCTATTTCAGTTAATCTAGATAACCATTCATTTCTAACACGTTTTAAATTATTGTCTACAATAGTAGAAGCATCATTAAAAGCATCTCTATAAGCTCTTGCTTTTTCTTTGTCTTTTGATTTTGCAATCATTTTATCTAAATAATCTACAGTTCCATCTGTAATACCTTGAAACATAGTAAAATCTTCATAAATAGCTCTTAAGTCTTCATTTGTTAAATAATCAGGATCAGTTGTATCTTTTATTCCTATACCAGCAGTTACAGTACTAATTCTTTGTGCAACATTATCAATCAAACTTACTATATCTCCTTTTACTACTAACTCTTGCATAGCATCTTCTAACACTTCTATTCTAGCTTGCAGTTTTGCAAAATCTTTTCTTTTTGCTTTTACATTTCTTTGTTGTGTTTTAAGCCTTTTAATTTGATTATCTAACTTGTTTACTAATTTATCTAGTTCTTTGTGATCTGTTTTTTCTAATGCAACTGCAATAGATCTTAAAAACTCTTTATTTGTATGTGCCATTTCAAACTTAACTATACTAGATGTAAGTTCTCCTTTTACATTTTTTGCATAATCTACATGTATTGGTACGATTCTTGTTCTATTAAACTTTTCAACTCCATGTACTTCTTTTAACATGTTTATGTAAGTACCTATTTGTGTATTATAACTATCCATTTTAGTTCTAAATGGATTTCTAACAATATTACCTTTTCTATCTTTAAAAAAAGAACTTGGTGATACAGTTTTCCAATCGAGTAGATCCATACTACCATCTGAATATACAACAGCTACGTCCATGGTACCAGCTACACCTTCTAATCCTGCTAGCACTTTATGTGGATCTACAATTTTTAATTCTGTAATTAAATTAGCTTTTCCTTTTCCTATTTTTTCTTGTTGTATTTCTATTTGTTTAATGTGATTTCTTACACCTGTTTTAAATACTTCAAAATGTACTTTGTTTAAACCTGACTCTTTTCTAATTTGTTCTAATGTTTTTTTACCTCTTCCATCAGGATCTACTACATTAATCATATCACTTTTACTTCCATAAAAATCCATTAAGTCTTGTGCAGCATTATGTATTCTAACACCGTTTTCTCTTAAATGTTTGCTTCTTGCAGATTTAGTAATTTCTAAAGCTCTGTCTTTTCCTAATTTTTTTACAAAATCTCTAGTACTTTGGTCTGTAACACGATTACTAATTATATATTCTTTACCGTCTTTTGTAAATTTATATCTTTTTAGTTTTTTACCATCACTAAACTCTTCTATAACTTCTAGCCCTCTAGGCAATTTTCCATCATCTTCTTGTATCCATTCTTTTATAACTAAAGCTTCATGGTCATCTAATAAACTTTTTGTTACTTTTTCTTGTGAGTTTTCTGTTTGCTCAGGTTCTGCCTGCAGCATTTCTGCATCTGTAATATTATCTAAAACATCTAAATATGCGTTTTTACTTTCAGACAGCATGTTTTCTGCAGCTGCTAAAAAAGGACTATTTTCTCCTCCAAAAAATCTTTTAATTGCATTTAATACTTTCTGGAACCACCTACCAAATCTAGATACATTTTGTTTAGTTTCTGCAGCTGAGTGAGCTTTTATAACTTCAGCAGCTATTAGTTTTCCTATTGCTTCATCACGTATTTTATCTTCATTTACAGTCCCGTCTTCATTTTGATACAATGGATTAGAAGAATACTCTTCAGAAACTTTGTTATACATGTCGTATTTATCTACACTGTTATACATAGATCTATACAAGGGACTATCTTTTGCTTTTAATAACTCAACAAATAAATGCGATGCTTCTTCAGGTAGAGTCATTTCATTTGCTTTACCTCTAACAACTTGTACAGTTTTTAACAAAGTATCTATTTTAGCTCTACCAGTTATAGGATTGCCAGCACGATCTGTAAGATTATTAACAACATCTATACTAAAACCATAGTTATTTAAAAAGTCAGCCATTCTACTATCTAACTCTTTATTTGCTTCTACAAAGGTAGGATCCTCTAATGCAGCTTTATATATGTCTATAGCAGGCTTAGGAACACTCTCTATTAAATCTTCTACACTCTCTATGTAGGGTTCCCCGTTGTTATCTAAAACATCTTTGAAATCTTCTTTAAATGATTTTGTTTGTGTTTTTAACCAAATCTTATGTGCATCTTCTTTACTACCTATTTTATCTACTAGGTCGTTAAATAAGTTAGAAGGGTTTCCATTATCTGCAAACACCTGTGATACAGTACCGTCTATATTTTTTATTACATTACAAGCCATTATTTACATGTTGTTTTTTTATCTACTTCTATTTGCTCAGAAATTTCTTTTGCATTTAGCCTAATATTTGTTTTTGTATCAGCTATTGCTCTAGTTCCTTTTATAGTTACATTTCTTCTTTTTCTTAACTGTCGTAAGATTATACCATGTCTCATTCTATCTTCAGGATTCATTTCATTTACAAAGTCTTTGCCTGGCACGCCTATTTCTAGAGACAGGTCTTGGTTTATTTTGTCAAGCCTAACTTGCTCTTGCATTAATATTTCTGTAGCTATTCTTCCCGATCCTGGTAAAAGTTTTGTTTTAAAT